ATCCATGGAATCGCTCCATGCACCGTTTCCTCCTGGACCGGTCCACGACATATTCGCAGAAAGCTGGGCCTTTTGTGTGCTCTTGGCAACATCATCTGGGTCATACACCTTCAGACGTTCAGGAGCAGCGGCCGCCGCCATGATACCCATACGATCCAGATAGATCGTGGATTCCTTAACGGTCGTACGAGCAATATCCTTCGGATCCCATACCGTAATCGCCGCCGCACGATCCACGTGTGTATACGGTGTACCTGTCATACGAATGTTACCAATCGTTTCACTGCGACGAGTCGGGCGAGAATCATCTGAATATCGAGACATACCCAATCCATTATCGGCCGGCACCGCATTCAATGCCATTACACGCTCCGAAGTCTCATTACGCTCATTCGGACGAATCTCAATGGCAGACTTGCCGTAATCGGCCTTATCCGCACCAGTATCCTTTGTGTAATAGCCTGTCATATCAGCGTTACGATAACCTGCGCCACCATACTGCTGTGACATCGGCATGCGATACGATCCTGTCACATAACTCTCCCCAAAATCCTGTGAGGTGGCTACACCTTCATACTCCACAGAGGTTTCAGGACGAACGGTATGAGGAAGAACTTGTGTCGAACGAACAGTCTCCTTAATCAAATCACCCGTTGTGGTAAAGAAGCGTTCACCCGTTTCATCGATATAGAATGTATCGGGTTTGTATCGGCGAACCTCGCCGACATCCTTCAATTCGGCGTTGGTACCAATAAAGTGTTGACCAGGAACCATCGGGGTATCATAGGTTTCCTTCGGATTGGAGAGAACACGCAGATCATTGATATCCTTCGGACGCATGATCTCGTTGATTTCCAATTGTTGAAATCCACCCTTACCCGCAAATCCGAACTTATCACCAAGACCCGCTCCCACCTTGGTGGGTTCAAAGGGGCGTTCACCGTTACGCACCACAGGAGCTTGTGATGAAATACGCGACTGGAAGAAATCGGTGTTGTCCTCCATTCCATGCGGATTTCCATACGGAGCACGAGAGGTCTCGAACATGTTTTCCACTTCACGCTTCTTCATTTGGGTAGAACCGGTTCCATTGTACATATCGAGAACACTCGTATTGGATTGTGGGGCAATGTTTTGCTTGATGCGGCCACCAAAGAACGGCTGCATGTTATTATGCTTGTATTCGGTGGATGCGATACGTTGCCCCGATAACGGGCTAATGACGTATTCGCTATCCATATAATTTGGACTGGCCTCCGTATTATCTGAACGGTATTCCGTCATAGGAATGTTCGATTCAATAGGAGACGGTGATGGCATAGTACCCGGAAGGAATCCAGGTGCGTAGGGTGGCTGATTCGAGGCATAACCGAGAGCAGTGCCGTATGGTCCATTGCTTGGCTCGGAAGGATATGTTTGACCATTTGACATTTGATACATCATGTCGAGTTCTGGACCAAATCCAGTAGCGGCGGCCCCTTTTGGAGCAATCGTGAGTGCGTCGCCATTAGGTCCACGGGCGGCTGGCAAAAAACCTTCACGAACGGCTTGCTGACGAAAAAGTGGACTGGTACGATCCTGTGGAGGAAGGGTGTGAGAAGAGGGAACAGGTGGTGCTTCTTGTTTCTTTTTTTGGCCCGTTTTGGAGACCATGAAGCCTAATCCGAGCAGACCAGCGAGAGCGGCGACTTCCATACTATCAGTTTCTTCCTTTAATTTTTTGATAAAAGGCGAGGGAGCATAAACCGGATTACCCTAGAAAACAACAGAGAGGATGGCGATTCGATTGACAATAGAACAACTTAATTCTAATGATAAAACCATATGGACAACCGTTACCAATTATGGATACCGATTGTATACCTTAAATATGTTGAAAAGTCTCTTTCCGTTTGGACTTGGAAAAAAGGTACTTCTTCTTTGTTTGGATCCGCAATCGGCTGTATGGTTTCAACAAAAAGGCTATAACGTAATTACTACGGATGAAACATGTGAACGTTTTTGTGCCTGGAATACACCTGGATATGATCGAATCTGTTATTTGAAACTGGAATGGATCTATCGTATTCTCTCCCTTGGTAAAAATGTATTATTGATTGATGGAGACATTGTCTTTCTGAAAAATCCAATGGACGATGTTCAACGATGGGACTCAAATAATCAGTTTGATGGATGGATCCAAAATGACGGACAACATAATCAGGATAGAACCAATTTATGTACAGGATACATTTATATCAAAACAAGTCCACAAATGATTCAAGCGTATGATTGTGTATCAGATGCTGGAAAACAAAAGTATGAAACGTGTGCGTTTGACAATAACGATCAAACATATTTTAATAAATATGTTAAACCTAATTTTACGTTCCTTCCATTATCATTGGAACAATATCCGAATGGAAAGTTTTTTTATGAATACGCGAAACAGATCCGTCACAATGTAACGATGGTTCATTTCAATTGGGTGGAAGGTCATAAGAAAATGGCAAAAATGAAGGAACATAGATTATGGTTATTAAAACCAGACGAAGAGATCTAATAATATACTTATCATCTTCTAAATTCCTTAACTGCGAACTGGGCTGCTTGTGCTGGCGTCATACCGAAATGAAATGCCCCTTGAGCGGGTTGTTGTTGAGCAGCGTGTTGTTGCGCTAGTTGGCCTATTTCCAGTGCAGGAGCGAATGGGAATTGTAGAGCAGGTGGCTGCGGTTGTTGTGCTACATGTTGTTGTGGTGCATGCTGCTGTAAACATTCTTGTAAACTTTGTTCTAATTGTTGACGATCTACATTTTGTTGTTCTATACGCTGTTGTAAACGCTGTTGATCTACAAGCTGTTGGTCTAAACGTTGTTGTAAATGTCGTTCTCTTTCTAAACGCCGTTGTTGTTCCTCTACACGTTGTTGTTCTAATTGTCCTTGTTGAGCTAGACGTAGGTTTCCTACACGGCGTCTGTCATCTAAACGGTGTTGTGCCACACCTTGTTCTACACCACGAGGCGCTACTACGCGCGGTCTTGCGTTCTGCCCTCTATTAAGAACAGTAGTTATATTAGCTACTTTTGTAAACAGATTCACACACTCCAATGGTGGTTTATTTTCACCTGCTGGGAATTGACTTTCATTCAATATAAGATGATCTATATGCTCCTTGGTACATATATATAATTTAGCCTGTACATCATTACATCCATATGGAAGGATATATCCTTTATTACCATCAGATGATGTATGATTTGCAATAGTATCACAAAATTCTAATGTCTGATTCTCTACAAAAAACTGTTTTGTTATAACGGTTATTGCATAATTATCAAGATTTAATACATACAAAAAAGATGAATATGCCCGATTTTGATGAAGTACATTCTGATTTTCTGATACTTCAATCGCTTGATTCATTCTAGACCTGCCCCACACCAATAGAGGATTTTGTGTACTTATAAAGTTATAATAATACATAAATATACTATTCTCTGCCAATAATATGTCCCTAAACGTATTCGCAATTTCTGGAAATGCTTGAGCTAAATGAATTAATACAATTAAAGGTCTCCATAATATTTTAAGATGCCCAACACTTACTACTTCATTTCTACTAAAACTATTATCATTATTTACTTTTATAGCAGATGGACCACCACTACTAATTTGGTCTAATATTTTTAGGTCATCTAGTCCAATATCCATTTCCGCGTTATTACAGTTTCTTAAAAATGTAATTCTAAAACGATTGTTATCAATATAAGATATTGAAAAAATATAGTTACTCAATCTACGTATATTATTAACATTGATAGAAGATAGTAAAGCACGACCATATGCTATACTTTGGATATTAATCGTATCTCTCATTGTTTTAAATATCGCATTTGAAGGTACATGAAGAATATTATACGGTATTATGCCTTGACCTGATGATCGAGTCCGTCCTGTTAATGATTCTACATACCCACAATGTTCCGCATTTCCTTGTAGGTCTGCTTTATTGACATGAATCATAACTAAACTATCTGTATATCCTCCCAATGAGTAAATTAAATCCAATCTATCCATATTAGGTCGCGGTATCATCGCAAAATTCTTTTCAGTGCCATATGGTAACCAATTTTTACATGCTAGTTTCCAATTTGAATTCTGTATGGGTATACGATCATTATTATGATTTATAATATGTTCAATAAACCTTACATTTACATATGATAAAACAGGTAGTGTAAAATGTTCAGCTATCCTTTCTGGAGGTTTCAATTCTAACTCACGGTCTCTATCGGTTCCGATAACCCCTACTGCGTTGCGATCAAGATGACTAACATGACCATATAGTACATATATATCATTTAATTTAGTAATACGTGGATCTTCAATGCGTGGCGTATATTGTGTTGGTCCAAAATTTAGATTATTATTTAATGTATAAAATTTTATTGAATCATTTCCTTCGCCCCCATCCTTCAATACAAAAAATATACATTCATCTGTTACTGCTCTACTCCATCCTGTTCTCCACGGAGAACCAAATGAATATGGATGTCTATTTGCTGTAGTAGTAAATCTTCCATTTATTACAATATCATCGCTTTCTGCTCCTTCCATATAACAAAAACGCGCAAGGCCAATAAGTGTATTATGATCATATTCATATACGGTTGGATTAAATAAACATCCATGACTCGATAGTTGTTCTCGTGTTTTTTCATAAATACTATCAAACATCATATTTTCTGGAATAAAAGCTAAATTAAGGTTAACTATTATATTATTAGAACGCACGCCTCCTTTCTTATTTATATATCTTTTATTTTTTTTTGTAGTTGATTTCTTATTTAATTTTCTGATTTTTCTTTTAGTATAACTAGTTCTATTACTTTTACGTTTTACATCACCACCTACTTTTTTATTATTTTTATTTGATCGACATTCTATGATAGTTCCTTCTGTAAATGTAATATTATGTTTTAGTAGATTATATCCTATCATCGATATTCCAGGTGTTTTATCAATTATTATATTTGATTTATTTATAGACTCAAATTGTTGTAATAAATTGGATGTACCACCTGTAATAATAAATGAAGTAATATCTTTTTTTATTTTTTGTTGTATATACTTTATTAAATATTTAGTTCTAATATTCGCTTCAGGGCCTCGTTTTGCTTCTGGATATATAGTTTTAAGGCCATATGGATGCCCGTTATCGTATCCATTACCTAAAAAGTCCCATATTTGAATTTTTGAATCGTCTGAGCCATCTAGAGATAATGGTATCAATGTTGATTGTTCCAATATATGCGGAGTAATAATTCTGTAATTACTATTACATTTTTGAAATATAGTTATTACCACACCTGTTCCTAGAGCGATGTTACAATATATACCATCTTCTAATTTTTTACCATGTGTATAGATTATACCATATGTATGTGATAATGTATCGGGTAAAACGTATACATTTTTTTCGTATTCTGCTGGTATTTCAAATATTTCAGAAAATTTATATGATTTTTTACCATTCCAGTCTTTCTTTTTCCTAGGAATACCACCGCCTTTCCAATCGTCTTTTATCGATTTATTACGAATATCAATATCACCCGCAGAACTTATAAAGATATCATAATTTTCTTTAATTTCATCATCAAATGAATCGATATTTTGTCTTATAACATTACTATAAATAGACTCAGGATCAACCGGTGGAATAGATATGTATGAATTATCAGCTATTGTGTAAGAACCATCTTGTTGTATATCAATTAAGCATGATTTTGTACCACTACCACCAATATCAAATGCACGAAATCGTTTTGATCCGTAAGATGATTTTTCAGCTATTTTAGTAACAAACTTATTACTTAAATCTGCCATATATATAGTACATATATTAAAAATAATATATAATTATTGACTCATAAGGTAATCTAGTCCGCTACATGAATAAACTCTTCCGTATAAGGTTGCGTTTCCAATTCACCATAG